GAATTAGATAAATTGCTATGTGAAAGATATCCAAAAATATTTGCAGAGCGCCATGCACCAATGACCCAAACGGCCATGTGTTGGGGTTTTGAATGTGATGATGGTTGGTTTGACATAATTAATACATTGTGTGGTAATATCCAAAATTATATTGATTGGCAAAATAAAACCGGAAAAAATGCTGAACAGGTTGTTGCTGAACAAGTAAAAGAAAAATTTGGTACACTACGATTCTATTATCATGGTGGTGATGATTATATTCGTGGTCTTGTAACCATGGCAGAAAGTATGTCTGGTCTAACTTGTGAAGTGTGTGGCAAACCTGGTTCCCTTAATGATGGTGGTTGGTTCAGGACATTGTGTGAAGAACACCGTGCCATTGACAATGCATTAAGTGAAATGGTAAATCAAAACCAACAATTGGGTTTATATGACTAAAGACGAAGCAATGAAGTTGGCGCTGGAGGCGTTGAAAAATTTTGAAAAAGCGGGATTGGCAACACTAAAGACGATTGATGCCATCACCGCCATCAAACAAGCCTTGGAACAACCAGAGCCAGAGCCTGTGGCGTGGACCGATGAAGACTTTACGGAACTTATTGTCTCTGAAGACATTGCAAAAGATATTGGCGCAACAATCCCTTTATATACATCTCCACCAGAAACTGCCGCATTATTGCGTGAGATTGCAGTATTGTCGGCAAATGCTTTGGACGACTACAAGATGATTCAGAGCCTAATGGCAGAGCGTGAGCCAGAGCCTGTGGCCGTGGTATCAGGATATTACGGTGGAAAGTGTGTGGTATTGCCGACAGACCGTGCCCGGATATTCAACAGCGGCACAGCCTTTTACACCCACCCACCCAAGCGTGAGCCAGAGCCAGAGCCTGTGATTGATAAGTCTGCGGCAATCCGAATTGCAACTTCACTTGGCTGGACACCACAGCGCAAGCCGCTGACGGATGAGCAGATGGAACAAATACATCAGCAATACGGCGGTAACATCAAAAAGATAATGCGTGCGGTCGAAGCCGCCCACGGCATCACAGGAGAACAGAAATGATTAAAGAAGAAGCCCTACGCATGGCGCTAGAGGCGTTGGAGCTTGAAGACTTGGCTTGTCGATACGAAAAAGAGCCAACGCCTAAACACATTTCAAAAGCCATTACCGCCCTTAAACAAGCCTTGGAACAACCAGAGCCAGAGCCTGTGGAGTGTCACACCTGCAAAGGATTAGGCCGCATCTACATGGGTTGCGGTTCGTGGATTCATTGTGATACTTGCAATATCACTGGCAAAGCAACCACCCAACCCAAGCGTGAGTGGCAGGGGCTGACGGATGAGGAGATTGGCGATTTTGCTAGCGGGTATCGGTCTGGTCGCATAGGTTCTTTTGTAGAACTCACCGAATCCATCGAAGCCAAACTTAAGGAGAAGAACAATGGATGAAAAACAAGCGCCGCCCTGCAAGACAGGTAGCCAATGCACAACCAAGTGCACGGAATGCGCCGAGCAGGAGCCTGTGATTGATAAGTCTGCGGCAATCCGAATTGCAACTTCACTTGGCTGGACACCCAAGCGTGAATGGCAGGGGCTGACGGATGAGGAGCGAAGCGAGCTTCTCGACAAATACTATTTCGATGACCCTTCAGACGCTTTTATGAAAGAATTTGAAGCCAAACTCAAGGAGAAGAACACATGAATATGCTTCAACTCATAGCCAATCTGCGAGGTGGTATTCCTGAACAGTGTGACTTCTGTAAACAATCATTCACAGAAGAAAATTACCCAACACCAGAAGAAGGAGGGGAATGGGCTTGCGTAGAGTGTATAACCCGCTGGGAAAAAGAACTCAAGGAGAAAAATGAATGAGTAAAATGAAAGATATTGAAATTGATGTTGAAGATTTGATTCTCAATGGTTATGAACTAGACGACATTGCATTGATGTTGGATATTCCATACGATTGGGTTACCACAATAGCCAAGAAAGTGGAAGAAGATGTTAGCTAACTACGCATTGGTATCATTGGTGATTATGCAGGGACCATACCTTGGTCAATTTGAACCTGTGTATGAATACATTGGACAATACCAAACCAAAAAAGAATGTGAAATATACCGAAAAAAGGCTGTTGCCAAAGAGCAGTCGGATCGTATACAATATCGGTGTCTCCCCATCAGTAAGGATTAAGGATTTATATGGAAAACAATATGGATGATATGTTTGATGGTGGTGGTTATTCCATCAACTATGAAGAACTGCTTAAACAAAACACAATTATGTCCATCACAAAGTTATTGGCATTTAATATGATGACCAATAGTTATGTTGTGGTTGGTGATTACATTCGGAATCTATCCAATGCTGATTTGAATTCTCTTATGGCTCTAATGGATGAAATCGAAAAAGAAGAACCAGATTATGAAGATTTGATTTTGATTGCCGAAATGTTGGCAACTGGTGAAGGATGCCCTCCATCAGATAGTGTTGAAGATTTTAAATTCCGTATGGAACAATTGGTAATGTTTCTAACGATTGAATCATTGTCTAGAAAAGGATTGGTCAAGGTACATCATAACAATATGTCCTTCCATGAAGATTGTATGGATAAAATTATTGTGGAGAAATTAGATGACTGAACCTCTATCAGAACTTGGTGAAGCAGCATTGTTGTCGAATCTACGATACTATATGTGGATTGTGGAAGATTCATTGAAGGCAGCAGAAACCGCAAAGCATAAAGCCGATGCAATTCTAAAAGAATTAGAGAAGCGTAAAAATGATTGAGCTCAACCTAATTTTCGCCGTGATTTTGGCATGGATGGCCAAAGATGCATTTGATGATGGTAGAGATATGCATGGATGGTTGGGCTTGATTTTTAGTGCGGCTAATTTTGCATTGTGGTTATCTTATATGGTGGAATAATGATTGGTGTGAATCACTATGGAGTTGAATAATGAATGAAATTGAACTTGGTGAAGAAATGGCATTGGAATCGGCCTATCGGTTCATGGTTGGTTGGCCAATGTGGAATGATGATGACCTAATCTGTAGGGTGTCCCAGGAAGATGGACTGGATGGCAACCTAGTATGGCTTACCCGCCAAGTCCTAATGGGTCCTGCGACTGTATGGGTGGCCACTGGTCGAGCAGTATAATACTTGACCGGAAAAACTGAGAACCTTTTACTTACTTGCCATATCCGCTAATACCTGTATAATTGTCTCTATTGATTGATAAGGAACACACATGACACAGGTTACATTTGTTAACGGCAAGTATCAAGCAGTTATCAACGGCAAGGTTGTAAAACGCAGCAACAAAGCACACATGGATTATGTGCTTCGCAAAGCCGGCCTGGCACCTACAGCGGTTGAAGCCAGTGCTCCCCAAGAATCCCGCTTCACTATCAATGAGCGGTTTGGTTTTGTTTCCGATATGGTGACAATGCTTTGCAATGGTGCACAACCTTCCGTTGTTGTTACTGGACCTGGTGGTCTTGGTAAGTCCTACACCGTGTCCAAAACACTAGAAGCCAATGGTTTCAAGGATATCTCCACATTGGAAGCCTTGGAAGTTGGTGCTCGTATCAATACTAAAAAATCTTTCCGTGTCATCAAAGGTTATTCTACACCTAAAGGCCTGTACCGCCTGCTGTATGAAAACAAGGACGGTGTGTTGGTGTTTGATGATTGTGATTCTGTGCTCAAAGATCCTGTATCATTGAACCTGCTCAAAGGTGCATTGGACTCCTATTCCCGCCGTATCATCAGCTGGCGTGCTGATATCCGTGATGAGGATTTGCCTACATCATTTGAATTCAAAGGTCGTGTAGTGTTTATCTCCAATCTGGCGTCCACTCAAATTGACCAGGCGATTATCACCCGTTCTATGGCCGTGGATTTGTCCATGACCACAAAACAGAAAATCGAGCGTATGCGTCATATTCTGGAATCTGGTGAGTTTATGCCTGAAGCCAACAATCAACACAAGGTAGATGCCATTGGTTTGATTGAAAAACTCCAAGACACCGTTAAAGAGTTGTCGCTGCGTACACTTATTCAGGTAACAAAAATCCGTGCAAACGCAGGTGCCAATTGGGCAAACCTTGCTGAGTATGCTATTTGCGGTTAATCAGGTAACAAAGGAGTTTATTATGTCTCAAGTGAAAAAGATTCAAGGTTTTCCAGGTTATGAAGTTTCTTCTTCAGGTGAAGTTTTTTCATCCAAACGAGGTGACAAAATTTCAATGAGTCCTTCGGTGACCAATGGTTATGCTAAGGTAACACTTTCAAATGGCACAGAGAAAGGTAATTTCCAGGTGCATCGTTTGGTTGCTCAGGCGTTTCTGAAAAATCCAAAAAAGTTTGAGATTGTCAATCATATTGATGGCAACAAACTCAATAATGATGTTTCAAATTTGGAATGGACTTGCCGTAAAGGTAATGCAAAACATTACACTGAAACCATCCTGCCCAAAAATGTGGCGAAACGAAAAGCCAAACAAGAGAATGATATGAAAACCCGTTTGTCCATCATTCAACATGCACATTCGGCTTGCACTAGCAATCCAGAATTGTTCTATTCAATTTTTGAAACAGTGATGAAGTAAAATGCAAGGCCACAACTTTAATCGTAAATTACATTGTATCGGTGCTTTCATGTATTGTGGCCGTTGTGGTCTGATTCGGTTGGGTAACCGTGCAACACAAAAGGCCATTAATAAACCGTGTGTTGGTCTCCGTGATTTAGATGATGAAGAATATCTAAAATTAAAAGGTGTAAAATGAACGAGCGAATCAGAAAACTTGCCGGACAAGCACTGGATCAGGCAGTTCCACAAACTTGGACTACCTTGACCACTTACGACCTGAACAAGTTTGCTGAAGTTTTTGCGGAGTTGCTGATTAAAGAAACTCTGGATGTTGCCCGTGCTGGTATAGAATTTGGTGATGGCATGGAAGATGCTGTCTACAAATATTTCGGAGTTGAAGAATGAAAACCGTTGTTAAAATTTTACCCAGAGCAAAGATTACAGTGCCACTGAAATGGGTCGATGGTTCCATTCGCACCGAGTCAAAAATTTGTAACACTGCTAAATCTGCGGCACAATTCTATGCAGGCGCAAAGTGTTACAATTATAATTGCTGTATTGTAGAGTTAACTGGCGTTGAATATTGGCAACAAACTCCTGCTCAACAGGCTGCTGGCGATGCACGGTATGAGCGAATGTATCGCCGTGTGCTGCGAGTGTTCAAACAATATCTGCCTTGATGGAGTACAAAATGAACCAACGACTTCGAGAACTTGAGCGACAGGCTCAAAAATTTGTGCTAGATATTCCAGCATCATTAGACATTAACGAATTTACCTCGATATTTAATGAAAAGTTCGCCGAGTTGATTGTTCGGGAATGTGGATATCATGCTGATGTTTTTGAATCACTTGGATGTCCTGTAGATATGGACCCAATTGAAACTAAACCCAGCGATTATATAAAGAAACATTTTGGAGTTGAAGAATGAAAAAGTTTAAGGTATCAGTTCAAATTGGATTTTATTCGCAACCATACCAATGTCACACGGTCTGGGCATACGATAAGAAGGATGCTCTGGCTCGTGTGGATTCAATGTTGCCAAAGTATATGGGCCATCGTTTTTTGAATGCGGTGATTGTATGAACGAACGAATTCGAGAACTTGCTGAACAGGCAATGGTAGAAACACAGCATGAGTTTGGTGGAAAATACTTGGCATTTAGTAAAGAAAAATTCGCCGAGTTGATTGTGCATGAAACTATAAAGCAAATGGCTATACAAATGGATAAGTTTGGCGATGACCAATCCAATAATCCTGCATGGTATAAATCAGAAGAAGCAGTAAAGAAACATTTCGGAGTTGAAGAATGTTGAAAGGAAATAAATTATGATGCCCGCTGGCCGTTACTATATTGGTGATTTGTGTTATGTGATGACTGACGAAGAATGGGAAGAATTTTGTTCCATTACTATCGTAGATTTGCGATGTATTGATGGTGAATTTACATTGAAAGATGGTCGCCGCTTCGCAACCTATGGTACAGCATTTGGTGACGGTCTTTATATGGACCAATATGGGCGTGAGTATGGTGTGGATGCCGGCCTGATTGGTTGCATTAGGCTTGACGACATTAAAGCGGATAAGTATAATATAGAAGAACTTGGAAATATTTCCGAATTTGAAACAGACTTTACCACCAGTGGCGGTCGTGGTAAAGATTCTTGGGATGGTGTTATCTGTATTGGTGGTGTTAAGATTCAAACTGATCCACAATATGACTATGAGGAAATTTATGATTAGAACACGGCGAATACAGAATGGAAGATTTAATTACCATATTGAATACAAACAATATCAAATGGAAGTAATTGATATGGATACTGGCGAGAAATCCAAACAACTTGTACATCAAGAAATTGTAAAGTGGTGGGAATTTCCATTTACCTTTGGAACCAGCACACAGTTCGGATTGTGTGATGATGTTGGAAAGTATTATAGAGAATGAAAAAATTACTTTTAATGATATTGTTGCCACTATCAGTTGCAGCACAAGATTTACAATTCAGACAAGTGCAAAAACCAGTTGCTTGTGCTTCGTTTGATGTTGTAGTTGATTCAATTGTCAACAAGTCAGGCGAGATTGCCGAATGGGTTTCTAAATCAAGTTCAGGTTATGGTGTTGCATTGTTTGTTAATCGAAACACAGGCACTTGGACTATTTTAGAATATACAAAAGAAACTGCTTGTGTGGTTTCTATTGGTGAAGGGTTCCATGAACCCGCAAGACGAGCGAAAATCTATTAATTATGTTTATGTTTGATGTTGAGACATTGGGTAAGCGGTCACACTCCGTTATCCTGTCGATGGCCTGTATCTATTTTAATCCCGATGATAAACCAGACCACCACTGGTTGCGTGAAAATGCTTTCTTTGCAAAGTTTAATGTGGAAGACCAGGTAAAGAGATTGAAACGGTCGATTAATAAACCAACTATTGAGTGGTGGGCAAAGCAGTGCGAGAATGTTAAAGTTGCATCGTTTCATCCACACCCAACTAAAGATGTAATCTTTGAGGATGGTTATGAAGCCATGCGTGAATGGGTAAAATCAAAGAATGATGAGAAGTGTTGGGTTTGGGCACGAGGTAATTTGGATCAATTGGTTATGGATGATATTGAAGAATCCATTGGCCTCGTGCCTATTTTTCCATATGCAAGATGGCGTGATGTAAGAACCGCCATTGATTTTCTATACAATACAACCAATGGTTATGTTTCTGTGGATTATCCAGGGTTTGACCCTAAATTAGAAATAACAAAACACAACCCCATTGATGATTGTATTTTGGATGCCATGAGTTTGATGTACGGGGTTCAACAAAAGGAAGAAAATGGCTCCGCACATAAAAAAGATGGTTGAACAATGTTCATATAAACATGAGTTCAATAAAATACCAGTTCATTGTTTTACAGAGGAGGGAATCGAAATACTGATAAGGTCAATAGCATGGGAAACAATAGGTCTTGCAATGTCCTCTGGTTCTGACATATACGATTGTTCAGCAAACATACGAAAGGCATTACAAGATTATTTCGGTGTAAAACAGGAGAAAGTATGAGTAATCAAGAACACAAAGAGAAGCGTAGCCGCCGTTTGCAAAAAGAGGAAAATGCAATCAATAAACAAATCAAAATTGCAAAAACATATGGAATGCAGGTTGATAGTAGTGAGGCACACCGATACGCAAAACACCATGCATTAGATTGTGGTATTCCAGACTGCCCCATGTGTTCCAATCCACGCAGGATTTTCAGTGAGAAAACCAAACAGGAAAAATCCTTTGAACAAACCGACAAGTGGCAAACGGATTAATACCAAAGTGATACTTGCCAACCACCCTCGGTTGGCATATAATATGAACATATTTTCGTTATGGAGTTTTTAATGTCTTTGAATCGTAATCAAATCGCTTTTGTAAAAGCTGCTGAAGAACTTTTTGGTGTTGGTGCAATTGTCACCCGTGATAATATCCAACACGTTTGTGAAGAAAATGATATCTCTTTTCCGTTCTGGCTGGTGACTAAAACAGAATATCGCCACGGCCGTGGTCAATACAAACTACCAAGCATTGGTTCTAAAACTGTTGTGAAACAAGAAGAAAAAGAAGAAGAAATGACTGTCGATATGGCAGTGGTTGCATTGCGTCAACCTAAACTCGTGGATGAATCTGATTTGTCCATTCCTACACTTTACCCTGATTATGTTCCGTTTGGTTTCTTTAATGACCTGCGTAACATTATCCGCTCAGGCGATTTCTATCCTATCTTTATTACTGGCCTATCAGGCAACGGCAAGACCTTGATGGTCGAACAGGTCTGTGCAAACCTGAAGCGTGAATGTATCCGTGTAAATATCTCCATCGAAACTGATGAAACAGACCTGCTTGGTGGTCCTACATTGATTAATGGCAATGTGGTCAATCGTGATGGTCCCGTACTTCAAGCAATGAAGCGTGGTGCAGTGCTTCTCATTGATGAAGTTGACCGTGGTTCAAATAAACTTATGTGCTTGCAAGGTATTCTTGAGGGCAAACCATACTACAACAAAAAATCTGGTGAAATGGTTTATCCAAAAGATGGATTCACCGTGATTGCCACCGCCAATACCAAAGGTCGTGGTTCAGAAGAAGGCAAGTACCTGTCACAAATTCTTGACGATGCTTTCTTAGAGCGTTTTCCTATTACTGTTGAACAGGAATATCCTGACGCAAAAACAGAAAAGAAGATTCTTACACCGTTAATTTCAGATTCGGAATTTGTGGAACGACTTGTACAATGGGCTGACATTGTACGCCAATCATTTGACCAAGGTGCTGTTGACGAGATTATTTCTACCCGCCGTCTGGTTCACATTGCAAAGGCATTCAAAATCTTTGGTGACCGTAAGAAAGCC